AAAATGTATAAAAAAATTTCAATAATTTTCGTTCTAATATCTATGGGGGGGTGTTCTACAATGCCAATAGTAGATAGTAGGGGAAAATCATCTGCAAATATCAAAGGCGATATGAACAGATTCCATGATGACTATTTTACTTGTAAAAGCCTAGTTGAAGACCAGACAAGTGCAGGTTGGAACATAGGTAAAACCATCTATAATAATCTTAGATGGAAAGTTTTATGGTTAAGTCCAAAATTAGACACTCGCACAGACTTCGTTAATAGATGTCTTGAGGGTCGTGGCTATAATGTAATAAATAAATAGAGGGTAAAATGGCTAATATAATAGATAAAATTTATGATAATACTAAAGATGGTGTACCTAACTATTCAATAAATCTAATTGATGGAACTAGATTGTACTATAGAGGTGTAGTAATGAACCCTATGCCCAAGTCTGGTGATGCTATCAGCTACACTATAATGAATGTTAAAACGTCAGCAAATGGCAATCAGTATACTAACGTCAAAGATGTTCAAATTGCTGATAATAATGTTCAGCAAAATAATGCACCTCAAACATTAGGTAATGTTGTAAACAATTCAAACTTTACACCACCTGCTAATGGTTTTAATAAAGGCGATACACAAAGATTAGATATTTTTGTAACTGGTATTGTAGGTAGGTCAATGGGTTCTGGACATTTTAGTGTTGAGGATATTGAAAAATTAACAAGAAATGCAGTAAGTGCTTTTAATGAAAACCTCAAAAAATTATAAAAAACTATTTGCCGACTTTTGGGGGTATCATGCAGACGATATTCCCATCTGTTGGGGTTGCTTTAGACAACAAGCAGTAGATATACACCACTTAATACCAAAAGGCATGGGTGGGGTTAAAAACAACAGATTAAATAGAATTGATAATTTATTTCCAGTTTGTAGGTCATGCCATGATTTGGCACACAAAGATAAGTCTATAAACAAGGAATGGATAGAAAGGTTAAAAGAAAGAATTTATAATAAAAAGTGGGGTGATTTATATGACAATAAAAAATGAAATAAATCTAAATAGTTTTGTTATTCATTGTAAGGAAACCAAATATTACAATGTTAATATTAAAGCCAGAAATTATGAGGAAGCAGAAAAAAGGTGGAAAAATATTGCTAAAAGGCGAGATTATTTAACCCTGCATAATGAACTAGAAGTCATCAGTATAAGTGAAGAATAAAGGGAGTTAAAATGAATAATTGTAATTTTGATGGCAGACTTGCAAAAGATGCCGAATTAAAAGAAGTAAGTGGATATAATGTTTGTAATTTTTCTATAGGAACAAATGTTGGCTATGGAGATAATAAAAAGACTTTATGGGTAGATTGTGCCATCTGGGGAAAGCAAGGTGAGGGAGCAGTAAAGTATCTTCTAAAAGGTCAACAAATATTCGTAAATGGCGAGTTATCAACAAGAGAATATGAAAAAGATGGTGTAAACAAAACCATTCTTAGCTTAAAGGTTAATAGCTTTTCATTTGGTGCAAAACCAGTAAATGCACAAACTAATAATATTCCAAATCCAGACCTAAATGATGAGATACCATTTTAATGAGTGATATTTATTTAGTAGATTTTGAACCTAACAAGCTATCATATCAACAAGAAGAACTAGGTATTACATTTGCTGATCTTGATACTGCTGTAGAATTAATGAAAAAAGAAGAAAAAATGATTGTTGCAGAATTAACAGTTTACTTCAGCAGACAAGGTGGTTACAAAAATATAACCGAATTAAATGGTTTAATTTATTCGGACAAAAAGTTTAAGGATTATTTTGATAGATACGAGATAACCTTAAAAAAGAGGAATCAAGCTAAAATTAGATTTGAATCCTTTAAAGCCTTTCGTGATGACCTAAGAACTAAGGTGGTCAATGAAAGGGAAATGGCAAAACATAATTTGTAGAAAGGAATTATCATGTCACAAACACAAGCAATCTTAGAGTACCTTAAAAAAGGTAACACAATAACTTCATGGGAATGTATTCATAAATTTAGATGCACCAGATTAAGTGCTAGAATTTATGATTTACGAGATCAAGGTTATAATATAATCACAAATAACATCACCGAAAATGGCAAAACTTTCGCTGAATATACTTTGTTAAGCAGTACATTGTTAAAGGAGAAAGATTAATGTCAGATAAATATAATCTTGAGGAAGAATTAAACCAAAGAGAATTAGACCAAGACACAGAAAAAGAAACTGCAATGTTTAAACATTTAGCTGATATAGGTGTAATGGATAAATTAGTTTTTGCTCTAAATGAATATATCATTAAGTTTGGCAGGACTAGCAATGTTCACGATCAATGTTTTGATTTAAAGCTACAAGTTCTTGAAAATAAAAAACATCTTCAAGAGTGGATTGATAAAATATGATAGAGCATTTTGAAAAGTTTAATGATTATGGAAAGGGATTACTTCCATTGTCATTTAGTCATCTTAATGAATTTGCTTTTTATCGTGAAAGGTGGGCATTAAGGCGAATATTTGGCTATCAATTTCCAACATCTGCACCTGCTATTAGAGGTCAAGTTGTTGAATCTGGTATCAATATGTTTCTCAATGGAATACCTATTGAAGAAGCTAGTGAAAAAATGATAGCTGAATATGATGCTAATTGTTTAGAGATAAATGACCCTAAAATAGATGATGAAAGGGCAAACCTAGTTCCATTATTAGAATTAGGTACTAAAACCTTTCAAGAGTATGCTTATAGGTGGACTTTATTGAACTATCAAAAAAAGGTAGAATTAGATATAAAAGGTATTCCATTCATAGGTTATACCGATTTTCATTTTGAAGATAAAAATACTAAAGAAGATTTTTTTATTGATTTGAAAACATCTAAACTTTTACCTCAAAAGATAAGCATTTCCCATGCTATGCAACAAGCTATTTATCAAAAGGCAACTAATGCCAAGCAGATATTATGGTATCTTAAAAACCCAACTAAAACTAAAGATGCCGAGTATATTGCTATGTCATTAGATGATTATGTGATGCCTATGAAAATATGTGAACACATAGTTGAAGTTATGGGTAATTACTTAAAAACTGTTAATAGTCCAGATGACGTTAAAAACTCTTTGATACCAAACCCAGATAATTGGATATGGAAAGAAGAAACTGTTTTAAATGCCAGAAAAGAAGTCTGGGGATATTAAACCAAAAAACCCCTTTAGGTTTATGCTTAGAGGGGTTACAATAAACTAAATAGATTTGGAGATCATAATGTTTATAGACGAAAATTCAAAACCAAGAGAGAAATTAAAAGCATGGTATCTTTTCACAGAAGATTTCATAGCAGGTACTCAAGCCTTAACAAATGAGGAAATAGGCATATATATTAGATTACTTTGTTATAACTGGAACAAAAGATGTTCTGGAATACCTAGTGAGCCTTTAAAATATCAAAGAATAGCAAATTGTATTTCAGATAGTGAGAAAGAAAGCTGTGAAACAGTTCTTAAAGATTTCTTTGTTTTAGTTAACAATCATTTCCAGAATGAAAGACAATTACAAGAGTATCTATTTATAACAAGAAGAATGGAAGCATCTAAGGAAAATGGCAAGTTAGGTGGTAGACCAAAAAAACCTAGACCAGAACCTAGAGTAGAACCTAAAGGTAACCTAGACAAAACCCCTCCTACCCCTACCCCTACCACTACCACTACTAAAACCACTAAAATAAGTTATAATCCCTTTTTTCATAAGTTCTGGAATAAGGTTTCCAATAAAGTGAGTAAGGGCATAGCTGAAAAGAATTTCATCAAGCTAGAACCAGAGTGGATAGAAAAAGCAGAAGAACTAGCAGAAATGTATAATAAATATTATAATTCTGTTGAAGATAAGCAATTTGCTAAACAACCTGCTTACTGGTTATCAGCTAAAAAGTATGAAGATGAAAAACCAACTAAAAAAGAAGAACTTAAAACAGACCAATATTCAATGAGATTAAAAGTTTTTAAAGAAGCAGTTGATAACAAAAAAGGTAGTGCTTTTGTGCACAAATATGCAAAGCAACACCCCTATGACGTTCAAAGAGCGATTAAAGAGGGTGTATTTAGTAGAGAAGAAGCAGTAATTTATTTAGATATGGGGAGTTGGATATGAAAAACTTAAATGTCATTCAAATTAAAGCTGAAGAAACTCACGATTGGTTTAAGAACAGGCATTATGCTAAAACATTACCTAAATGCACAAGTTATGCTTTTGGATTATATGATGGTGCATATTTAATTGGGGTTGTTTCTTATGGCGATCCGACTGGAAGATTTGTATTACAAGCCATGTTAGGTGAAGAACAAGAACACCCAATATTGGAATTGAATAGACTTTGTTTATTAGAAAATGAAAAGAATTATGCTTCTTTTTTAATAGGTAAAAGTCTTAAACTATTGCCAAAACCTAATATAATTATTTCATATGCAGATACATCAACAAATCATGCAGGTTATATCTATCAAGCAACAAATTTTATTTATTGTGGTCTTACATCTAGAAAAAGAGATTGGAAAATTATAGGTTCAAATAAACACCCTAGAGGGGTAATATTAACAGATGAAATGAAAGCTGATAAATCTAAATATGAGCAAGTAGAAAGACCACAAAAGCACATATATATTTATTATTTAGGAAATAAAAAACAAAAAAAACAATTTATGGCAAATCTTAAATATGAAATATTACCATATCCAAAGACAGAAAATAAGTATTATGAAACAACTTTTGTGCCAACTACACAAATGGCATTGATTTAGGAGATCATTATGTATCCACAAAAAAAATATAAATTTTGTAATACAACCAATAAAAACTGTGATGTTTCTATGTGGTGTGTTTGTGAAGCTGTTGAAAGAATAGAACATATTATTGAAGATGACGTAGTAGATTTAATTGGGAAAGATAAAGAATTCTATTTTCAAAAAGTAAAAGAAAAATTGGAGAAATTTAAATGAATGTAATAGATATTAGAAATCCATTGGAAAAGAAAAGGCAAACGTATTTAGCTTTTTACAAAGATGGAATTTATGATGGTATATTAAATCAAAAGCCAGACCCTAGAAATAATTCATCAGCTTATTATAAAAAAGGTTTTGATGATGGTTTAAAATTGCTAGAGTTAATTAAAGAATATGATCTTGGAGAATAGAATGTATGTAAAAAGCGAAGTTAAAAATAGTTATTATGGTTTAAAAAAGGTTTTTAGAGATTTTAAAAATAAACAAACTAAAATAAAAGATGAAGAAAAGTTTGAAGATGTACCCAAAGAACTATCAGATAAAGATAAAGAGGGTTCTTATAAGTTTATTGGTTATATGGATTATTATTTAGGTGTCAAGTTCGATCAAGATAAAGATTTAGAAGTGCAACCATCTGGAGTTACTGCTAAAAATAGAAATTACGATTATGCCAATGCAAAGTTTGTA